GAGAGTATCGGCAAGCAGCCAAACCTCATCAAAATATTTGTAAACCCATTCTGAGTTATCAAATGGTTTGATTGTCAAATATGCTTTGCAATTTATCTGACAAGCAGAGATTTTAATAACTTCGCCTAATTTTGCTGGGTCACAATCATAAGCAATGATGCTTCCTATTTTCATATTTTTTCTTCCTCTAATTCACACCAGTTTTCTATTGCCATTGTGCCAGTGCATAAAGTTGATCTAAGACAATCAAGGGCCATTTGTGCATGATACGTATTGAATTCAGGGCTTTTCATGTAAGCTTCAAAGGCCGTCAAAGCCCCAAAAACTGAATTAATGTCATTCAAACCCTCATAGACCATCCATTGATTGACAATTTTTGGGTGTTGTTTGGGTGTTTTTGCTTTGGTCATTGTGTCACCTCTTGATTGTGCCAAATTTTAATAGCTGCTACTTTGCACTGGTTAACTTGTTTTTTGGTTAACCCGTGGGCTATTTGCGCTGCCAGATCACTTGCCATTTGTGCTTTTTGGTCACTAGGGGCTGTGAGTGCCAAAACTAGGCATTGTGTAAGTGCTTGAATTTGTGTCATTTCAAAAATTCCTGTAAACGATGCCATTGATTGAATCGCCTACATAAGCGCCCTCACCCTCCAAATGCTCAATTACTTGTTGTTTTTGGTAATCCTCATCCATTTCAAGATCTAATTCGATGCCGTATTGATCTGCTATGTTTTCGAAAGAATCCTCTGAAAAATCACAACAAATGGCGATAACGTCAAACTCTATGCTTTCGCCTGTTTCATCCTCATATTGCTCAAAGTAATCAAAAAGAATTCTTAAAGCTCTATAAGAAAAATTATCAGGGCGAATTTCATGGAAATAATCTCTGAATTCTGAAAAATAAACTGTTGTTTTCATGGTTAACACCTTTTAAGAGTTTTTTGCAATTTTATTGAATGACCTGTAATACTCATTTGCTGCCCGATAAGTATCAGACATTATTTTGTCGACAAGCTCACCACGTTTGTAAAGCTTCACAATGTAATAACCATTATGTGTGACCCGTTCAAACGTAGTGTAATTGCCGTTTTTTTGTTCTTTGATTTTCATAATCTGCCTTTTATGCTGCTTTTTGTTGCACGTGCATAAAATCAGAATTAAAACCTACAAAATGGCCTGGGTCATTTCGCATGGGCATAACCACCACCAGGGCATCATTCTTGTCATTGTGTACAATTCCAGAGGCATCACCACGGGTTAAAAGTGGATAACATTTGTCTTTTTTAGACCCGTAATACATTGCTAGAGCTTCATTTGCCGTTGACAAGTACTCAGGGCGAAAATAAGAGGGCTTGATCTCTGAAAAGGCATCACGTGACGGAATAACGCGAGAAACGTCAGGAAACCTTGCATCTATTGCTTGAAAACGGGAATTCCCCAAAACGTAATAACCCTTTGGCATCGAATCAATGGTTTCTAAAATCACAATGTCTGCCTTTTTATCCATTGCTTTAATGACATCTGACGGAATGATGAGATCAAAACCCAGAGCTTCTGGTGTTTCCATGATTTCAATAGGACATTGACCCGCAAACAGAATGTGCCCATTTGTTCCGTAAACCATTGCCACTTCTGGGTGATTGATAGAGACACAAACACCTTGCAAGTAGTAGCGAATGTCTTTTTTTGCAGAACAAAGCAAAGCAGCGCGTAAAACGTTTGTTTTTAGAGAGATTTTCATAATTAACACCTTTTGAATAGAAAAAAGAAAAGAAAAAAAGAATCAGGGCAGCAATACATCAAAGTATGCAAGCATGAGGGCCAAAGCACCACAGAATAAAGCAATGGCACAAAAAGCTTCAAAGAAAACTGTTTTCATGCTATCACCTCTTGAATATCATAAGTTTTGCACTCAAAGGAATAACCCAAAGCCTGAATGCGCTTGAGTGTTGCTGCTGTAAGTGTAGAAGTGCCAGCAATGGCGGCAAAGATCTTTGCTTGTGGGCATAAAGGGTATGCAACAACATTGCCATAAACCCGTTTGATCTCAATTTGAATTTTCATGCTTTGCCCCTTAAATAAGGTTTGATCTTTTAGCGTCACGATAAACGCTAGTAGCAAAAGCACTGGCGGCAAAAGCAAAGAAACCAGCGGCAACCAAAGCACAGAGAGCCAAAACATGGGCATTGTAGGAATACAAACCCAAAGAGCATAGAAGCTCTACAAGGCATCCAACAGCCATCAAAACAGCCATTGGCGCTTCTGAATAAATACGGAAAACAAGGGATAGTCTTTTCATGTTGACACCTATTTGTAGACACATTCGGATTGAATGTAGAGAAATGATAGCAAAGAAAAACAAAAAAAACATAGGTACAAACCCTTAGATTGTGTTTGATTTTGTAGCCACAATGGAAAAAGAAAAGAAAGGGATAACCCATTGCAAGGGATTCCATTGTCATAAGGGATAGATAAGTGGAATACATAGGAAACATAAGGGGAACAGATAAGGTAAGCATTGATAGACCTAGAAGCAAAACAAACGATGAGGAACCTTTTAGACATTGATCTACAAACACCATTTGCGCCCATGAGACGTAAACGCGAATGCGAATCATTCTCATTTAGATCTAAGGGTTTACCCTAGTCACTGGATAGACGCACAGTACTGGACCAAAACACAGTAGGGTTTTCCCTTAAGGGTAGGGTTTACCCTGATAGGGTTTCTACGTAAGGGTAGGGTTTACGAGTAAGGGTTTACCCCCCCTATCGATAAAAGGGTGGGGGTGGTGGTGGAGGGACACAATCACATATCCCCCTATCGATTAGAGCTAAGACCCCCTACCCTTCCCCCCAACGACAAAAGAGTCTTCCAAAAATTTTTTTTATAGTTTAGAATTTGTAACCATTAAATCAAGGAGAAGACATGGCAGGATTTCCTATGAGAAGGGCGTTGGAGAAGAAGATTGAGAGTCTTGGGGGGATAGAGTTTGTAACGGCTCATATAGCGCAGGGAATGACGATAGGACGCTTGGCTGAGTTCATTGAGTGTTCTAGACCGATGTTGTCTTTTTGGATTAACCATACTGATGAGCGTAGAGATGCGGTCTTGAAGGCTAGGAAGTTAAAGGCTGAGAAACTTGCTGAAGAGGCTCTAGAGATTGCGGATGAGGCTGATGAGACAAGTAACAGTGGTGTGAACAAGGCGAGACTCCAGGTTGACACTCGTAAGTGGATGGCTTCTAAGCTTGATCCTGAGAATTATGGTGACACCGCTAAAACTCAGGTGAATATCAGTTTGGGTGATCTACACCTCCAAGCTCTTAAGCATATGGGTAAAGCCGAAGTAGTGACCACATTGGAAAACAATGAATAACCCTTTTATACAGTTCATCACCCTGTACAGGAATGATCCTGTTCTGTTTGTCAAAGAGGTCTTAGGAGTTGATCCTGATGAATGGCAGAAAGACTTCTTGAACGCTGTAGCCTCTGGTGAACGGAAAATCTCGATTCGTTCTGGTCATGGAGTGGGTAAGTCAACGACAGCTTCTTGGGCTATGTTGTGGTTTTTACTGACCAGATATCCCGTTAAGGTGGTGGTGACTGCCCCTACTTCTGCCCAACTTTATGATGCTTTGTTTGCTGAACTAAAGAGATGGGTCAAAGAACTACCCCAACCTATCCAAGACTTGCTTGATGTCAAACAAGAGAGGATAGAGCTGAAGGCTTCCGCTACTGAGGCGTTTATCTCTGCCAGAACATCTAGGGCAGAGCAGCCTGAGGCTCTACAAGGCGTTCACTCTGATAACGTGATGTTGGTAGCAGACGAAGCATCAGGAGTCCCAGAGGCTGTGTTTGAGGCCGCTGCTGGTTCTATGTCTGGTCATAACGCTTTGACGATACTTTTGGGCAACCCTGTAAGGTCTTCAGGCTTCTTTTTTGATACACATAACCGATTAAAAGACGAGTGGTGGACTAAGCGAGTCTCCTGTATTGACTCCGCTAGGGTCAGCAAAGAGTATGTTGACGACATGAAATCTCGCTATGGCGAGGAATCTAATGCCTATCGGATCAGGGTTCTTGGAGAATTCCCCAAGAGTGACGATGACACCATCATCCCAATGGATCTACTTGAGTCTGCCAAACATCGAGACACAAGAGCCTATGAAGACGCTCCAATTGTTTGGGGACTGGATGTGGCTCGTTTTGGTTCCGACTCGTCAGTTTTGTGTAAGCGTCAATCCAATGTAGTTCATACTCTTGAGAGGTGGAGAAACCTAGACCTGATGCAATTAACAGGTGCGGTGGTGGCCCAGTACGAGGCTTGTGATCACAAGAGTAAACCTGCTGAGATCTTGGTTGACTCAATCGGACTAGGAGCAGGTGTTGTTGACCGACTGATTGAGCTAAAACTCCCTGCTAGGGGGATTAACGTGTCAGAAAGTCCTGCAATGGGTGGCACTTATCTAAACCTGAGAGCAGAGTTGTGGCATAAAGCCAAGGCTTGGCTAGAGAAAAGGGACTGCAAAATCCCAAATAACGAGGATTTAATCGGAGAACTGGCAACAGTCAGGTACACCTTTACATCTAACGGCAAGATCAAGATTGAGTCCAAGGATGATATTAGAAGGAGGGGTCTTAAATCTCCTGACATGGCTGATGCCTTTGTGTTGACATTTGCCTCCGATGCCGCCACCATCTCATGGGGATCTAGCAGTTCATGGAATAAACCCATTAAAAGGTTAATTCGTGGATTAGTCTGATTGCCGTTGCCTTTTAGAGCTACCTAATCCGTAGCTCTTTTTTTGATTAATATGGTACTATTGAGCAAACTTTTGGAGATTTCCATGAAATATGATAATGCCGCCAAAAAAATCGCTAAAGTCATGGGTGAGTTCAAAGATAAGAAGCTTCACTCTGGCAAGGGCGGTCCTGTTGTCAAGAATCCAAAACAAGCAGTGGCAATCGCAATGAGCGAGGCTCGTTCTATGCCCAAGCGTGGTCAACGCACTGCTACCAATCGGAGCAAAAAATGAAAGGTCTTTACGCTAACATCCACGCAAAGAGAGAGCGTATAGAAAAAGGCTCTAAAGAGAAGATGCGTCCTGTTGGTAGTAAAGGCGCTCCGACTGCCAAAGCTTTCAAACAAGCAGCCAAGACTGCTAAAAAGAAATGATTAAGCGTGGTTCAGAGCAATTCTCTGGTTACAACAAACCAAAGAAGACTCCTAGCCACCCCAAAAAAAGTCACGCAGTACTCGCTAAGTCTGGTGACGAAGTAAAATTAATCCGCTTTGGTCAACAAGGCGTATCTGGATCTCCAGATGGATCCAAGCGTAACGAAGCATTCAAAGCTCGTCATGCACAGAACATTGCCAAGGGTAAGATGTCTGCCGCTTACTGGGCTAATAAAGTTAAATGGTGAACCTATGAAATGTCCAATTGCTACCTATGATATTAAGGCTAACTTGAAGGCTAGGAATTGGGCTTTTAAGAATGTTGGCTATGGTCCTGCTAATCCTGAAGAAGAGAACAAAGACTTCTGGGAAGCAAGAGCCGATGAGTGGCAAACCCCTGTTGAAGACGCTAAAGAGATGCGTTGCTCCAACTGCGCTGCCTTTATCCAGACACCTGAGATGATGAGTTGCATCTTAAAAGGTATTGATGAAGAGACAGACGGCTATGCAAAAGATGTCCAAGGTGCGGCTAATCTTGGTTATTGCGAACTGTTTGACTTCAAATGCGCTGGCGCTCGTACCTGTTCAGCATGGCTGTCTGGTGGCCCTATCACTAAGAAGATGACCAAGAACCAACAGAATATGTTGATGATGGCTAAAACCGAATACGACATGGAAGATGAGGACGAATAATGGAACTTATTGCTTCACTTATTCAGGCTCTCTCAAGCAACCCAGACACGCTGTCAACATTGGGTGACTTTGCCAAACAAAGTTTTAATGACACAACCCTTGGTAGAGGCATCAATGCATTAAATAAAGATGATGCAAGTTACTCATCTGTCTTCAATGCGACTAGACAACCATTGGGTCAACTTCCAGATCCACAAGTACACCAAGGTGTAGTTCAACAACCCGCCTATACTCAACCTCAATACATGAGTGGCATCCCATCTTTATTGCAGGGATACGGAAGCTCATCACAAGGACTCCTGCCATTGATTGGCGCTCGTTAAGGATTAAAAATGCAACAAGATAACCCAATGTTGATGGCTGAAACAATGCTTGGAGAGGAGCAAGACAGCGAAGTAATGTCTGAAGAGGAGCTTCAAGGCGTTATCTCTGCTGAAATTACCGATGCCATTTCATTCATTGATGATGACATTGGTGGCAATCGTGCGGTGGCAACAGAATACTACTATGGCCTCCCATTTGGTGACGAAGAGGATGGTCGTTCACAAGTAGTTTCAATGGATGTACGCGATACAGTACAAGGCATTTTGCCAAGCCTGATGCGTATTTTCTTTGGTCCTGAGCGTGTGGTTGAGTTTGCCCCACAAGGTCCTGAAGATGTAGCCTCTGCTGAACAAGCAACTGACTATGTTGACTTCATCTTCAAGCGTGATAACCCAGGTTTTAAGATCCTCCACTCCGCTTTCAAAGATGCTTTAGTCCGTAAGTGCGGCATCATTAAATATTGGTGGGATGAGTCTGTTGAAGTTCGTGCTGACTCATTCTCTATGCTTGATGAACAAAGCATGATGATGCTTACTAGCGATCCAGATATTGAGATCTCTGCGGTGCGTGAGTACCCAATGCCTGGTATGGAGCCTCAGAACGAAGCTCAAGGCATTATGACTCCACCGCCTATGCTCTATGATGTGGAGATCAAGCGCAGAATTAAGTCTGGCAAGGTGAAGATTGAGTCTCTACCTCCAGAAGAGTTCCTGATTGATCGCAGAGCTAAGTCCATTGATGACGCTACTTTTGTTGGTCACAGAACCATGAAGACAGTCTCTGATCTAGTCGCTATGGGCTATGACTACGATGAGATGGTTGAAGAGGCGGGTAATGGTAATGACTTTGACAATAATCAAGAATACCAAGCTCGTAATCCTTTTGCCGTTATTAGCACTGCCAACAATGGTGATCCATCAAGCAAGAGTGTTATGTACATTGAAGGCTACCTGAAGGTTGACTTTGATGGTGACGGCATTGCTGAAATGCGTAGGATCTGCACAATCGGTACTGGCAACAAGGTTGTTCGCAATGAGATCGTTTCTGATCGACAGTTTGCTGACTTCTGCCCAGATCCAGAACCCCACACTTTCTTTGGTATGTGTCCCGCAGATGTAGTGATGGACATCCAGAGAATTAAATCCAATGTTCAGCGCGGAATCCTAGACTCCTTGGCTCAATCTATTCATCCACGTACATCCATTGTCTAAGGACAGGCTAACATGGAAGATGTTTTGAACAATGAAGTTGGTGCGATTATTCGCATGAGAGCGCCAGGCATGGTTCAGCCGTTTACCACTCCATTTGTTGGTCAAGCAGCATTTCCAATGCTTGAGTACTTGGATGACATTAAACAGACCCGTACAGGCATTTCTAAGGCCGCTTCTGGCTTGGATGCAGACGCTCTTCAAAGTACCACCAAAGCCGCTGTATCAGCGACTGTGAGTGCCGCTCATCAGCACATTGAGATGATCGCTCGTATCTTTGCTGAAACTGGAATGCGTAAGCTCTTTACAGGCATCTTGAAGTTGGTTGCAGAAAACCAAGACAAGCCACGCATGGTGCGTTTGCGTAATACATTCGTGCCAATTGACCCCCGCTCATGGGATTCAAACATGGATGTGATCGTCAATGTTGGCGTTGGTGATGGCACTTTGGAAGAGCGAGTTGCCCTGTTGACTCAGGTTGCTACACGCCAAGAGCAGATCATTGCTCAACAAGGTCCAAGCAATCCTGTTGTGACAATACCACAGTACACAAATACTTTGACCAAAATGTTGCAACTAGCAGGTATTAAGGATTCACAGAATTACTTTACCCAATTGCCTGTTGATTGGACACCTCCAGAGTCACCTCCACCACAGCCTACTCCAGAGGAGATTTTGGCTAAAGTACAGGAGATCGGAAGAGCACACGTCTGAACTCCAGTCACTTAGGCACCTCGTATGCCGTCTTCTGCTTGAAAAAAAAAAACAGAACGACAGAACCGCACAATGCAGCAGCATCTTAACACAATCCCACTCGTGAGCGTCTGCTACGACATGAAAA